TTTTTGTAGGCATGATTAAATATATTAATGAATAATTAAAATAAATTTTCTTTTTCTTTCTTTTTAATAAGAACATCAAGTTGTTTAATTTGTCTATAAATATAAACTTGTCTTCTTTTTTCAATTATCAAATGTTCTGGTACATCTTTAATTGCAATACCTATCTGTGAAGCTAGTAATTGTTTGACATAAGAATATGATAATTCTTTTGATGCTTTATCATTTTGTTTTTTCTTCATCATTATAATTTTTTATTTATATTTTTCTTAATGTTACACGATTCAATATCGTAAATTTCTTACCAACAATTTCCTTATGGTTTTTGATTGTTCCCTTCATTATGACCTCGGTATTAACAAGTGCGGGAATGGCTGCTGCTACACCTTCCTTTGTTTCATCAGAAACTTTAGTGAAAAGACCATATGAGGTTCTAACGTAACTGTCTTTGTATTCAACACCAGTTAATTTACACATGGCTTTGGGTGTTGCGTAGAATTGGAATCTGTTTCCCTCGGTTTCTGTCCTAACCCTGTAACTAATATCACTACCATAATCCGAATAATTGTCAGGTCCCGATGCGTAGGCATTAATTTTCTCAATTAATACTGTCATTTCAACCTTGTCGCCACGATTTCCGAAAAAATCTTTGGTTTCTGCTGCTCTATTGGTGTCAGCCATTGACCTGAAGTACGTGTCACTAAATTCTTGTGCTAAATCATGGAATTGTCTTTGTTTTGCATTTCTTGCCGTGAAATTCTTTGCAATCCATATAATATATTGTGGGTCTTCGGCATATACCTCACCAAGAGTTCTGCCACGATATTTACCAAATCCAATGACATCAACGGGTCCACCAGCTAATCCTTTAAGGGTTTCGTGGTTATCAAAATATATTGGTTGCTTTCCAGCAATCTGTTTTGCTTTTTCTGCTGCTCTAATGATGTCAGTTGCAAGATTTCCCATGTAGTGCATCTCACCAGCTTTGGGACTCCATTTCCAAAACGTGTAATATACCTGATGTCTTCCAGTAACTCCGATAAACATAGAACCCCATTCAGCAACATTCCAACTAGGGTCAACACCTTTTTCAACGATTTCTTCCGCTCTTTGAATATCTTCATCACTTATCTCTTTTGAGAAGAGGCTTCTAATATCTTCTTTAGGTTCATATGTTTCAGAAAGGAACGTTTTAATCTCTTCTGAGATAATATTATTAATGTCCATGAAACAATTTTTACATAAATACTTATGTTGGCTTTAAAAGTTCTGGCACGTATATTGTATTTATTAATTAAACACACATAATGAAGAAAATATTCACAATACTATTACTCACACTATTATCATTTATGCTCATCGGACAAGAACGAGAACTTAGTGATTATGAAAAATATCGCATGCAGCAGGAAGAAGAAATGTATGGGACTCCCGATACAACAAAAACTGATACCGTTGTTATCATTATTGAGCAAGAAGCTGAAGCTGTGGTAATTAACAATTATTATAACGATTATACTCGGCCAAATCATCGATTTAACCTGGCTTTTGGCTCAGGATGGGGATATTATAATCAGCCATATTATGGTTATCCTAGTTATGGAGCATGGTATAGCGGTTATTATAATTACGAAGCATATTACGGAATGTACTATCCCTATTATGGGCATAATTATTATAGACACTATAACAGACATGTCAATTATCCATATTATTCACAACCACGTGGACACCGATATGCTGCCTCTAATGCGTTGGGTAGAAGTAGGAACTACTATCGTCCATATAATAAAACGTATAGTAGTGGGTACGTGAATAAACCAACACAGACTAAGAAGAGTGTTGCGACAACCAGAACACAAAATACTAGAAATGGTACAACACAATATACTAGAAATGGTACAAAAACTTCTTACTCAGCGAATTATAACAGAGCAAGAAAATCCAACCGTCCTCAATATAATAGGAGTGCGACTAGAACAACATCAACCACACAAAAAAGTACAGCAGTACGTACACAATCACGTACATATCAACGTACAACACCAACTAGAAGTTCTAGTTCATATAGTAAACCTGCTCAGAGCCAATCACGTAGTTATAGAGCACCGTCAAGTGCTCCGTCAAGAGCACCGTCATATAGTAGAAGTAGCTCACCTTCGAGAAGCAGTTATAGTGCTCCAAGGTCAAGTAGTTCATCGGGAAGAAGTTATAGTAGTGGAAGCTCAAGTAGGAGTAGTTCTAGTGGCAAATCTAGGAGATAAACTTAGTTCTCATGTGACTAGGAAGAATCTTAATCGCTGAGTGCTCGATTTCATAGACCTTAATATATGTATCAAACAATGACTTGATATTCAGACTTCCATATGGATTCATCGAATGAATGATGATTTCATGTGGGAGTTCCTTTTTATTGTCAATGCAATAATCGATAAGCCATTTGGCACAATGATAACCAGTCTTTTCTTTAAATGTGTCTGGGATGAAAAATCTTTCAGAATAATTCTTTTCTGATTTTGGAATATGTTTAATTTTACTATTAACAGTTGTGGGTTTATTTTCATATTTCCAAATAAATCCACCAGCAGTGTTTCTTTCACCACGGGCACATTTAGCTATATTACTGAAAGAAATTTTTAATTGTCTTCCTGCCTCATTCACTGAACCATAAACATCTATTAATTCATTATTTTTATCATACTGTGAAACACTGGAACTATTAGAATGATTTTCACCATATGCAGTAAAATCACGTTTCAATTCATTATGTGAGTGAATTATATTTTCTGATTGGGTAGACCACTCTAAATTATTTCTATCATTATTCCACCTATTACCGTCTTTATGGTTTATTTGTGGTTTATTATCTGGATTAGGTATAAACGCTTCTCCAACAAGTCTATGGATTGTTTTACGAATATCGTTTCCTTGATTCCTTAATGTTACAAATAATCCCGATTCGTTTTTCATTGGTGATAGTAAGTTATCACCTGAAGTTCCCTTACATTTTTTTACTCTAATGACTCGACCTAAATCAGACACTTTATAAACTCCATCATATCCATCAATATCTTTCCATTTTTCAATTTCACCACCCAAATCATGGTCAAAAGCAATGATTTCTGGTACGCCTTTCTTTTCAACGAGTGTTATGAAAGCATAGTAATTACGTACAATAATCCATTCCGCTAAATTAAAAACTGGTAAATGCATGTAGTTGAATGCATCCTCTGGTCTTCTGATGTCATCAAGGAATAGATTATATGTCTTTTTGTCTTTCATCAATATCCTTTTTACCTAATTGTCTACGTTTTTTTGAGGTGAAACGCTTTAACCAGCTATCACCAGATGCACCCCATTCTCCATTAATAAATGAATTCTGTTTGTTTCCTCTTCTTAATCTACCCATTTTTATGCTCTTTAACTGTTATCGTAAATTTTGGGATTTCACCCTTATCAACCCTTTCCATTATCATTAATGAAACCTCGGTTTGTTTTTCTGTTGGGTCTCCTTTCGTTGGAAGAACGTATGTTTTCAAATCACCATGATTTAAAAATACTTCAATTCCACTCAATAAACTTTCAGCATCCATAATAATTGTTTTACGAACATAAATAGTATTTGTTACAAAGGTATGAAAATTATTTATATTTCGTGGTTTTAAATAGTATTTATTTGAAAAACAACCAATGAATAAAAAAATATTGATTGCTGAAGATAATGAAACCAATTATCAATTAATTCGAGCTATTTTACCTCAAGATGGTCTCGATTTATTATGGACGAAAAATGGGGAAGAAGCCGTTAAAATTTATGAAGAAAATCTCGATATTAGTGTTATATTGATGGATATTAATATGCCGATAATGAACGGAACTACGGCAGCTAAAAAAATAAAAGAAATTAATGAAAACGTTCCCATTATTGGTGTAACTGCATATCATGATGGGTTGCGAGATGAAACAAATCTTGATGCTTGTCTCGAAAAACCATTTTTAGCAAAGCAATTAGTATCGATTATCGATAAACACGTCAAAGATTTATGTACCGAAATGCTTGAAAGAGAAAATGATAGAGCAAAGGAATGGGTTGAAAGTGAAGAGGAAACACTTCGGGTATTGACTGGTGTTTCAAAAATACTAGAACTAACTGATTACGTAACTAAATCGGAGTCAACCAAAATATTAACTAAATTGGATGAAATTAGAGACAGCTTAAAAAAAAAGAACATAAGTGAAAATAATCCCCTTAATACTGTCCTTCCTAATATTTAATAGTTGACCCTCAAGATTAGTCAATAAGTAATTCAGGATAATAACAAGCGATTAATCCAAGTGCATCCAACATACTAACATCACCCTTTTTAATTAAAATCGTTTGTTTTTGAAATTTTCTAGCATCAAGTTTTTTTAATGCTGATGGTGAATGTGATAATAATCGTCTAACACCAAATCCATTTGAGTCACAGTTATAGAAAATTGTGTGTTCATTGTTGAATGCGATGTAGCAATTATCATAAACCCCAATTTTTAACTTTAATGCGTTATTACCATAATTTACAATAAACACATCATATTCATTTCCATTATAATAATAGGTTTCTTCAATATCATCAATCGAGAAGATAATTTCATCGAAGGTGATGCCCTGATATACAGATTTATTGATATTACCAAAAACCATTATTGTTGTAGTTAATATCAATACTAGACTTAGAATAAATTTTCTCATAATTTCAAATTTAATTATAATTATGAGAAAATCATGCCAAACATAGTAAATTCTGGAGTATCAGAAGGTTAGGTAATAAACACATAAAAACAAATCGTTCAATTACGTACACTAGGTGTTTGTAATTGAACGATTACTGTTGACCCCGCAGGATTCGAACCTGCACTCTTGCGGACCAAAACCGCACGTGTTGCCAATTACACTAGGGGTCAATGGGGGGATGGAAGGGTTTTCATCTACATCTCTGCCTCCAATGGCAGCACTTTCAAGTGTACACTTTTTTTATTAAGCTACACCCCCATTTGGATGACCTGAAGGGACTCGAACCCTTAAACCTTACGGTGTCGCCTTCAAAGGGCGATGCATTAGCCAATTCTGCCACAGGTCAATATACTATTCGTTTAACCATTTAACGAATTTATTTAAGGTATTTGTAGCACTTAACTCAGAAAAACATTCGTCATAAAATCCATTATCGGCTGCTTCTGAACCATAATTGTCAACTACGAAGTTGTCTGGGTCTGATACAATTTCCTCAATTTTATCTTCTATTTCTTTTTCAGTTTTCATATCTAAATCATATTATCGTATTTTTCATAAATTTTAACCCATTTTCTAATAGCATTATCACTAACACCATATTTACGTCCAACCGCCAGATATGATGTATTCTTAATTTCCCTTATTAATTCTTTATGTGGTGGACGTTCAACTTTTCTCTTTTTTTTAAAATTCAATATTTGTTTATTACTGATTTTTTTATTTTTTCTAACCAATTCTTTTTGTTTTATTTTTTCTAATCCACTTTTCCCTCTACAATGTGTGAGAAGTGTGGCATTACAATTAGGACAAACAATTTGAAGATTTTTAATTCTGTTATCAGTATTATCACCATTAACATGGTCAATAATTAAACTCATTTTTTCACCATTCCATGTTTCATCTTGCCCACATTTTTCACAAATTCGTTCCTTTAAACCTTCAATATATAAACGATTCTTTAAATTTGAAGTGGTTGTATATGTTGAACCCGACACTAAAATTTCTTCAATTGGAATTCTTTTCAACCTACCTAAATTACCATTCACCCTTAAAATACGTTCTTCATCTGTTTCGAAATGCGATATATCAATGTTATATAATTTCACATATTTTTGTGGTGTTTTTCTACTGCTACCATGAATACTCATCCCAAGTAATTTAGTAACATCACTCCAATTTCTTGATTTTTTTATTATTTTCTCAAGATTATTTTTTATATATTTATCTTTCATTGTAAATTCGTTTAAATATAAATACGTTCGAATTTAAAAAAAGGGTGAAATGGGGGATTCGAACCCCTCACCGACAGTTTCACAGACTGTAATGCTAACCAGTTACACCAAAATCACCATATTAAAATAATGGGTAGAATTTTCACCTACAAATCACCCCTCCAATGGGGCGTATGGTTGTTGCTACCGCTTTTACAATTTTTCACCAAGCGTTCCCTCAAGGATTCATCATGCTACTTACAAATAGTGTTACCATCACCATTACTCTTCGTCAACAAGACTGGAATCGAACCAATATTCAGGTAACTCCACGTCACCCCGCTTTCTCCATCTGCGTACTTGTTGTTTTGTCTACGAGGTGGGGTTCGAACCCACGGAGGACAACGCCTTTGTGCCCTCACTGGTGTCCAAGACCAGTAACTTCAACCACTCGTTCACTCGTAGAAATTGTAGAGTAGACAGGACTCGAACCTGCGACCCCCTGCTCCCAAAGCAGGTACACTACCAACTGTGCTACTACTCTATATTTGTATAATATGCATTATTAAAAAAATAACTTAATGTTGACTTACTCGTATTATACTTCTCACATAGCTTATTATACGTCATCCCCTTTTTCTTATCTTCCAAAATCTTTTTAACTGTCACATCATCAAATCTTCTATTTTTCTTTGATGCATGAATAGCACGTTGAATTCTTCGTTCTTTTGGAATATCCATCATATTATCACTATGTGTTCCAAGTTTAAGATTATCCCATGAATTATCAAGAGAATCTCCGTTTAAATGTCTAACATCAAGACCTTCAAAAAGTTTATTACCATACTTTAAATATGCAATAAATCTATGAACAGGAACAACAACTCTTTGTCCATAAAATCTGATAGCAAATTTATAACGGTCTTGTGCTAATGTTAGTGACAATTTCTTGTTTTTTGAATAAACATTTCCTAGTTTATCAACATAATAACCCTTTTTCTTGGCTTCGATTATATATTCATCTGTTTTACTAAGCATAATATTTTGTTTTACAACAAAAATACTTATAATATTTCAAAGAACAATTCTAAATTACTTACTTGCCCCAATCGTTGCTATTCTACCTTGTAGTTTCGCAACCATCTTTGGGTTCTGTGAATGACTTTTCAATTGGTCATTCAATTTCTTCAATACTTTTGTCTTACTTTTTTCCTTTGCCATAATTTCTAATAATAAAAAAACCCCACTCTTGCGAATGGGGTTTCTTGTTTAACCTAAAACTTCTCTTCTCGAAAAATTAAGCAGAACTTCCCCATTCACCATCCTGTGGATGTTGTTGCGGTTGGGGTTGTATGTTTACCAAATTTTTCATGTCTACTACTTTTAATAATGAATAACTCTGCAAATATATGCATTTAGATTTATAAATACAAGGGTTATACGAAAAAAGTTTAAAAAATGTTACAAATATTATAAAAAATAATTGCACCCCGTATTAATAGAGGTGCAATTACCAATTCTAATTAGTCAAGTCTCAAAATTTTACATAACCACTGTCTGGCGATAAAATTCAAAAACCATTCCTGATTTACTCAGACCTAACTTAATACTACTTATTAAGCAATGACTTTCGAATATAAATACTGAGTCGGGGGGAAATATTTGTCAAAACTAATAAAAATTTTAGTTATTTTCTCAGTATTTATAAAAAATATATTCGCATGAATAAAGCAGATTTTGTCAGAATTATAAGTGAAGAAGTCTCTAAATTCGATTTTTTAGGGAACGATAAACACCTTAAAGAACAAGAGACCACAGATTTAATGTTAAATGAAGAGTTACAGAAGCAATTTATCTGTGACGCACTTTTGAATAGAAGTGATAAGGTTAAGATAGTAAAAATTGCCGATTCTTTTATCTCAGGTAATTGGGACGAAAGTAACCAAGAAGACGCAGATAGAGTCTCATTAGAATATTCCCTTGATATGGAATATAATTATGATAGTACTCAAAAGCCAATTTACTTCAACCTGTCATTCAATTCAGATAGAATTGATATTAGTGTTGATGGATGGTCGGACCCAGGCAGATGGGCTGGTACTATGGCAGATTCAATGGAACCAAGTGGTGAGGCATGGTATGATGTTTTTAATTGGGGCGATATTGAAGTTACTTTGCATACTATGGAAGATAATGATGAAGTCAGATTCATTGCTTTCGACAACGCACCACCTAATATCCAAATGTTATTCATTCGAGAATTTACTGAGAGTTTCATTGAAACCGAAACTCTTGAACTGAGAACTGATGATAATAAAGTCACGATTCAAAATACACCGTACTGTTAAGATGACAAGTGAAAAACAATTAACATTGACCAAGATTGACACTTTACTTCAGAAGAGGACAGCAGAGATGCTTAATGATTTACCCGATGTCAATGAAGTAGATGATGGAATCATTATTCGTTTTTTCGCTAAATGGGACAATTGTGAGGACGATGGTGTAATTAAATTTAAGAGAATTCCAAACCACGATAACCCAGAAGAAAGTTCAGTATTTTTTTACATCCCTAAAGGTGCACATTTTGATATAATCCATCGTTTTTATATTGGGTGTATTACATGTTTAAATGGAGCAATTGACATCACTGCTAATAATGAAACCAGACTTCTCGAAAATTATTCAAAAATATGTGTAGATTCTGATGATGTTCAAGGTATTGCATATGAAAATACGTATTTGGTTGTTACAAGTGATAGAAATACTTGGTCAGATGTCACAGTTAAACACATTAGTGAAAATTATTAGTTACCATTTCCCAATTCGACAATGAGACTTTGGACTTCTTGTCTTTGCAGGCATATAACATCCACATAAGTTACAAATGTTTCTTTGGTTTAGTTTGGGGCAATCTACACAGATTTCGATGCGCCTCTTGGCTTCCGTTTCAATAGCTTGATTTGGGAATGTAAAATTCTTCCATCCGTCATAAATTTCTTGTAATCTACTCATAATGATTAATTTACATGATAACCCCACTCAAATATATCGTTTCCATCGGTATAGAGTGTTCGTGCTGGAACTGTTTTTGAAACAATTTTAAATTGGTTTAGGTTAGCCTTTCCGTGTTCATTTGCATAGTCACGGCTTATTGAAACCCAATCACCATCATTAATTGGTAGTGGTTTTGTTCTGCTTGAATAAAGTTCATCGAATTGATTATTGACATCATCCAATATATGTTTCATTTTATCATCATAATCCAAATTCTCATATTTATCATCTAAGGAACGAACAATATCGTTTTTCATTGGAAAAAAATTAAATTTATGATAATATCTTATGATTTCATTTAGTTTATTTAACATCAATTTATTATCATAATTAACATCAGGAACTGCTCGATATATTTTAATTGGTAGATTTGGTTTGTTTCTGGCTGACTGAATGACTTGAATTGCTTGAGCATCTCTATTATCACCATAGTGAGAATACATTCTTGCTGCATCATTACCATATATATCATCAGGAAATAGTTTAGTTAAATCATGCATCTGAGCATCATCCTCGCCTTTAGGTGCACTATGGTCACCACGATAATCGTCTTCATTTAAAAACTTACTAATTTCTTCTTTTATTATATTTAAAACACTTTCATTAGTACCTGAAATCCTGTCAAGTGATGCTTCACCACCTTCAATAAATATCTCAGATAAGTCAGACCTTTGATGACTAATATCGAGTGCTTTATTAATTAACACCAGTATCTGATTCGGGTCTTGGATTTCCATCAATTGTTGCACAACCCCATTTAGTGGTTCCAGACCATAATCACTAATTAAATCATGACCGTTTGAAAACTTTGGCATAAATTCTTCGAGGACATCAGCATAACCCTTTTCTTCCATATATTCCCATGCTTCACTCCAATCTTTAACACTTTCACCTGTTTCTTCAGTATTGAAAACCCAATCGTTGAAAGTATCTACATTAAAATAACTTGTGTGTCCATAAAACATTGTATTTACATCAAGAAAGATAGTATTTCTTATTACAATACCTTTCCAATCATGAATGTGTTTTGTGGGGTAGCGCATGATTTGACCATATTTCACGAATTCATTGAGTGCCTGTTGATACATCTGGGGTTTGATTTTCTTTAGAATAATTTTGGTTGTATCACCATTAACCATTTTATACAATATATCCCTAAACACATCATCATACTCTTCATCATAATCATGCATGTCAGTGAAATCATTTTCTTTTAAAAATCGATTAATTTCCTCATTTATAATTTTAAGTATAGTCATGTTAACGATAAATTATTCTTCCACCTTTGCTTACCACCATATTCTTAGTTGGGTCTGCTTTGGCTTCCATTATTGCGTTATGAAGGATTTCTTGTGAAGTAAATGCTCTGTCATAAACTCTGAGCTTCTGTATTCCACCAATGAAGCTGTAATCGAAGTTCTGCTCAATAGTTAGATTATTTTTCCTTTCATCCTGTATGAGAATATCAGCAGCAGTATAAACAAAGTCATTAACGAAAATAGTACCACCTGTGATAAGTTCACCACTAGTTTCAATCAGTAATCCAAGTGATACGAAACTCTGTCCACTATTATCTGTTGTTCTGAATGTGCTTTTCATTGATAACCAAGTTTCTTGACCAGTAACGGCATAATAAATTTGTGATGAATCGGGGCGAGTATAACCAACTATGTTCGCATTCACTTGTGATACAGGGAAACCTGTTTCACCATAATACATTACACCATCAACAACCCACTCATATTCTTGGTCATCTGGGAATGGGTGTAATCCCAATGCACCTTGTTCCAATAGATGTGCATTGGTTAATGGAAATAGATATTCTATGTCAGAAACAATATTAACATCCACATCATCACTAAACATCAGAACACTTATTTTATTTTGTGCTTCCGAATCAAAGATGTTATCAACAAATACTGAAAGGTCAACAACGTAATCTCTATTCGATAATACTGAAATCGGTTGGTCAAATTTCAAGAAATACGTATTTCCTGTTCCACCTGTGTATTCCATGCGCATAACAGTCATTGTGTGTTCCACATCGGGTTCGCAAGCATCTGTATAATGGAATGTTGTGGTGTCAGCACTCAATAGGAAACCGTTTACCTGTGTATCACCAGTTGGTGGTATATAGCAGTCGGTTTGAATTGGGTCTGCGTCAACAACGAATTTCGAGTCAATATAGGCTTGATTCTGACCATTATATATTATATATGTCTGATAATCGTAATGCCATGATTCAGCTAATCCAAAACTACCACCACCCCAACTCATAGAGTATGGTACTCCCAACTGCTTCTCCTTGTCATTAACAAATCCGTGGAAATAGTATTCAGGAAATTCCTTAATAGTCCAAATCGCACGACCATTAACATACATTACAAGTTTTCCAATTCGTTGTTCAGCACATTCGAGTTCGTCTTCCGCTAAAACCTCATCAGGGGTAAATGCCATTGCAATCATAGTCCAACCCGTTGTTGGATTAACTTGTAATGTAGATTTGTTTGTCACAACAAGTCCACTAGCATCAACATACTTATAAGCCAATTTCTTATCTTGAGTTATTTCGAAAGCAATCACGTTATTCTTGATGTTATCAAGTGGTGGCACTTCCTTATAAACGGTCTTGTACATGTTTGATTCAGGTAAACTAAAAGCATCTCTGAGTTCTTCATATGGTTCAAGTGCGTCAAGGAAATTATCCAAACTTGTTGTTACACCACTAACTGTGCTGCCCGTTACGGTCTCACCACTAAAATATGGATTGTATTTGTCTTCTGCACGAGCACCCATCATATAGAAAATACCCTGAGATTCAGGATAGAGATACATTAAGGTCTCAATAGTAATGCCTTTACCATATCGTGCAGGTAGTAATTCGTAGTTGTAGTCTTCTAACTTAAAGAATCCCTGTAAATATCCACCATCCAAATCAAAATAATTACCGCTTGTGCCTGTTGTTACTGCCGAAATTGGCAGATACTCTGTTGTTACTGTAACTCCACTTGTCTCGCCACCAATTGGGTTCTCAATATCATTATATCCGACCTTATACATTGAAAACAGGTTATCTTGTGGTATTAATTCGATACCACTCCACATGATGTCGGTTCTACCGTTGTCAAAGCCCGTTAAGCCAAAGTCGAGTAAGTTAAGGTTGTCAGAAACCGCACCAGACCACTTGGTTAGACTAATAGAAGTCAAACCCGTGTTTAAATCCCATGATTTAAGGTCAGTTAAGTCAATATGTATTGCCAGATTACTGGTGATGATGTCGTTTAAGCATTCTAAATTCATTTCGTACAGGAATTTTACATAAATACTATGAGACTTTAATTAATTAGTTCTGTATTTATGTAAAATAAGAAAATTAACTCATTGTACCTATGATTAAAGATACTAGACAACGACTCTTTGAAATAATGAAGAGTGTTAATACTATACCTATTAATGAGAATAATGTTAGCTACTTACCCAAAAAAGAGTTTTTAAAAGAAATTGATTGGGGTGGTGATTTCGCTGACGCAAACGCAAGTTGTTTAAAACCAGAGGCTGTTGTCAAATGGTTAAATGATGAACTTCACCGTTTAAAATCAAATAGAGGTAATAAAGAAAAGGATAAAACCAAAAGAGGTGTTGGGGATATGATTGTAACTCAGGGTAATATTGAAGCTACTCAGGGTGAAACGGGTGATATTGAAATTGATACCTTCATATCAAATATAACCAAGGAACCCACAAATATTTTCGATAGCAATCCAAAGGCAGAAAAAAGTGATGTTGGAAGACCTCAATTTACTGTAAATACAGGGTTACCAGCAATAGTTGGTATCGTATATGATAAGGAAAATCAAATTGGTTCAGAATCTCAATTCTATTCCGTGACTACATGTCCAGGTGCAGGTACTTGTGTTGTTGGTTGTTATGCAAGGAAAGCATTCTACGGTATGGATGACTCAAAAACGATGAAATTAACTCGAAGACTTAATTTTTTATTGAACGACCCGAAGAAATATGAAATGAGAGCATATGCTGAATTACTTGAAAAATCAACAGGTATTCCTGATTGGCAGATGTTGATTATCAGGTGGAATGACGCAGGTGATTTTTTCGCACAAAAATATTTTGAAATTGCGAAAAATATAACCAAAAGACTATTGGATGATGGACGTAACGTGAAATCATATGCTTATACTAAACGTGCTGAATATGTCATGGAGTTAGACGATAATGATAATTTCACTGTTAATTTCTCAACTGATGCAAATAAAATAGAGCGTGATAAAATTAGTAATTGGGATGGTGATGCAAATACTAAGAAATCACATCGAGTTCCAGCATATCGTACAGAAAAACAACCAACCAAAAAAAATCCAGATAAAGTGGTGAAGGTTCCAGAATGGAAACATTTCTTTAAACGAAAAGGTCCTCATTATCTAAAAGACTCTAACGATAAGGTGATTTTTGCCACGGATTCATCTAAAGAAGAATTAAAAACATATATTTTTGAGAAGTATGGTAGTGAATTTGGTTTCGAAAATGATAGTTTGAGATATACATGGGAACTCCCATTGGAGGACGAAGGTGGAAGAATATATAACGTAATTGTTCTACCTTCAGGTGATAGTGATTTATCAGCACAAAGAGAAGATGTTAGAATGTCATTCCTATTAGAACATTAATGAGTATTTATATAAAATCAACATTATGAAAAAGAACGATAAACAAAGATTATTCGAGGTAATGGGTAGACTCGACAAAACATTTATACCTAAATTAAATGAAGGAATTGATGATATGGAGGTTGACAGAATGCCCGATACAGGTCAAGCACCAGATTTACAAGACATGCCAGCACCTGAAGCAATGCCTGATGAAGAAGGTGTTGAAGAAAAGTCTCCTGAAGAAAAACTTGCTGATTTAACGGCAAAGGTTGATGAGATGCACGCTATGCTTCATGGTGGTGATGAAGAAATTGAAGTAGCTACTGGCGAAGTTGATGCAGAGAATCTTCAAGAATGGAATTTCGATAAGAAAAAGGGCGAAAAAGAAGAAGGTAATAAGCATGAAGAAAAAGAAAGTGCTGAATTCGAAAAGGGTGAAAAGGAAGAAGAGAAGGAAGAAGTTGATGAGGACGTGAGTATCAATGTTACAGAAAAAAAGGGTAAAGCACTAAGTGCTGAAAAAGCACCTGAAGTCGAAATAGGCAAGTAATAATATAACAGGTATGGATGAAGCTAAGAAAAACCCACGTTTTTGGGCAGGTAAGTATTGGAGAGGTCATAACATTTCAGATGTTCTGAAAGAAGTTGTCGAACCCGATACTGTTGATGTGTCGTCAATTCAAATGCATGACGAACTAAATCCGCTTATCTGGGAATCTGAAGACAAATTAAAAGTAGAAGTTAGGGAAACACTGTTATTAAACGCCAAAAGATTCATTGAATTTTGTGATGCTGAAAACCTTGAGTTCAACGATATTATTTTAACTGGTAGTATGGCGAATTTCAACTACAATGAAAATTCTGATTTGGATGTTCATGTTGTTCTCGATTTTAGTCAGATTTCTGAAAACAAAGAATTTGTCGGTGACTTTTATAGGATGAAGAAAGCATTATGGGCAGAAAAAATTACAATCCAAGTTAAAGGACATGATGTTGAAATGTATTTCCAAGACAGTACGGAGCCACATCATTCATCAGGAACTTATTCATTGGCGAGAGACAAGTGGGTTAGGAAAGCAACTAAAAAGATAGTTAATGTCGATAGTGCAAATGTTCAGTTGAAATCTGCCGACATCATGAACGCCATTGAGGATTTGGAAACCAATAGAAGTGAGACTAATTTCATTAAGAAACATGAAGCTCTTAAGAATAAGATAAAAAAATTAAGACAAACAGGACTTGATAAAAGTGGTGAGTTTTCAAGTGAAAATCTTGCATTTAAGATATTAAGAAACACAGGGTATCTTGAAAAAATGGTTAAAATGAAGAACGATTACCTCACCAAAGAATTAAGTCTAAACGAATTTATAGATTAAGCCATGAAAAAAAGATTTATTGTAACCGAAGCACAGTTGACAGAGTATGTCGAAAGAAAAAAAGGTGAGAAAACTTTTTGGGAAATCGTGGGGAGCTTGCATAAAAACAAGAAGTTCTTAAATGAAGGTGTTTCTCGTGAAAAGGCTAATCAATCCGTTATTAAAGATTTTGAGCGAAAAGGTCTTATTACTTCAAAAGTTAATGAGATGCTCGTTAAACATAAAATAATTAACCAAAAACCTGAAATAATATAGTAAATCCATTTTTTTGGTCATAATAAAGTATTTATAAAAAAATATAAGGTAAATAATTTACACATAAAAAATATTCCAATGAAGAAACATACATCAGAAGACGCATATCACGAAAGAATGAGAAATCTAGCAGGTGTGAAAGATAGTTCCCTTAAAGAATCTCAAAACCGCACTTTGGGTACTTTGATTGATTTCGAAAGAGCAGCCGATGGCGTTGCATACGGTATTATCAAAGAACAACATAAATATTACATCAAAAAAGGTGGATTAAATGAAAACCAAACTGTTGCAGATTTTGCATATATTGGTGGTTTAGGTAATGTCACTGATTTCCAATACACTAAATTGGGTGAGGCAGAAAAACAAAGAAATTTCTTGCTTGCAACACTTAATGAAGGTATTTCAACAAAGGTAAACCCAAACGGTAGTATTACTAAGAAGGCAATGCTTACTGAAGATAAAGCTAGTGCTGAAATCATGGGTGCTGAAGAAAAGTTGGATGACTTGGAAGCTGCAACTGCTGCTGCTGAAGTCCCTGCGGAAGAACCCGTAGCTGATGACGGTGCTGCTGAAATGGAAGCTGGTCTTGATGCTGAAGCTGGTGCAGAGGCAGGTGCTGAAGCTGGTGCAGAGGCAGGTGCTGAAGCTGGTATGGAAGGTGAAATTAGTGCTGGTGATGAAGAATTAGGTGCTGAAGATTTAGGTCTTGATGGCGCAGAAGGTGGTGCAGAGGCAGGAGCCGAAGGTGGTGCTGATGGTGCAGAAGACATTGATATTGATGCTTTAGATGTTGATGCAGAGGCAGGAGCCGAAGGTATGGAAGGTGCAGAAGACGCAGAAGCTGAAGAAAATCTTTCAGACCTACAAAGTCAAGTTCAGACATTAGCTGGTGAAATTAAGAATTCGAATTTACCCGAAGACGATTTAACTTGGTTACTTAAAAACTTCGTAAGGGGATTTGTACCTAACAAAGCTGAAAAGAGTAATCCAAGTGCTAATAAAATGGCAATGATTCCTGATGAAGCAAGACATGAAGTTTCTGATATGATTCTTGATGTTGTTCCTGCTGAAGATAAGGAAGACCTTGGACAGAATGTCGAAGACACAACTACTGATGATACAATTCCTACGGAAGAACCCGTAGCAGAACCAGAAATGGCTGAACAGCAATGTGCTGAATGTGGCGGTTTCGCACAATATGCCGAATCACGTGGATATAATGCAGATTCAATTATGGAATGTGGTGAAGAAGAAATGGCAAATATGGTTAGTGGTTACGCAAATGCACATGATGAAGGTCAGAATGATGGTGATTTTAAAGCAATTGCTATACTCATTACACCTGAAATCATTGAAAAACTCAAAGGTGATTACGGTCATGATGATTTCGCAAATCAAGTTGAACCATTTTCACAAGAAATGAATGAAACCACTGATGAAGAAAAGCAACTGAAGGTTAATGAAATGTTCGGTGTTAATGAAGAAAATGGAATTCCTGTTGATAGTGTTGAAGTTCAACCTATGATGGAAGAAGAAGCTATTGAGGAAGACGTTACAGTTAGCGAGAAAAAAGGTAAGGCACTTAGTGCAGAAAAAGCACCTGAAGTGGAAATGAAAGAAGCCGAAGAAAAAGATGGTGAAGTTATTGATGTTGACGACCTTGACACTGGTGATGGTGATGATGTTCCTGTTGAAGACGATGCTGAAGCTGGTGAAGCAGCAATGGAAATTGATGCGGTAGTTGACGGCTCTGATATTGAACCTGAAGCAGAAGAAGGACCAGGAATTGTTGGTGGTTTCGATGCAATGGGTGGTGGAGTTGTTAAACCTGACGGTGCTGAAACAACAGTTGTTGAAATCACTAAAGATACTGTTAATGTGACACTAACTGAAACAGAAGTTAAACTCAGAAAATATGTAAACAACAAACTTCATGAACTCGCAGGTCTTAAAAAACCTAAACTGAATGAAGGAGTAAAGTCTAAAGGTTTACAGAAACTCGATAGGATTATCGAAAAGCAATTCAAACTTCATGAAGGACAGGCAATCGAAAAGATTGAAGGTATTGACGAAGTTTTTGGTATTGGAGTGAAAGAGAAAATTGCTAAACTCAACCCACAAGATGAGGCGGGTATTGAAAGTCTTTTTGCAAAAGCATTTAGTGTAATATTAATTAATCCTAAAATGAGAGCGATTGCAAGGGCAGCGCAGACTACTCCAATTGAAACTAAATTCGAAATACTACAACAATTTGCTCAAGGTGGTGGTGGAACACTAAGACTTGGTGATAACCCTAACACTGTGCGTTACGAAACTGAAGAAGCAAGAAACGCAGCAGTATCTAACCCATTCGCTGGTGGTGGTACTCAAGGTAGAGTCAACTATGGTGGTACTACTGGATAATAACCGATTGAAATATTAGATATAAAAGAACCCGAAGAAATTCGGGTTTTTTTGTAACATATAAGTCAGATAATCGTATAATAACCCATGATACATAGAAAATTTGACAACTTAAAGTTCAGAAGAACCTATATTGGTGGTTCAAAACAACGTGAAAACCAAATCTTTACTGAGGTTCAGGGAACCAAAGAAGATAATTCAGAAGTGAATTGGTTTGAGTACCGAAGAGTTTTCACCCAATATTGTGATGACACGCTCAATATCATATTGAGTTGGAAGTACCTGTCACTCATAGTATCTTACATATTTCTTGTAATTGCAACACTTGCATCATTCGTAAATCTCAAGGTATCGCTGATTTTCTTAGTATTCGCAATAGTTTCCCAATTAGGGTTCCAATATCTTAAGCGAAAAGAGAAGAAAAATCTTTCAGATTTCAATTATTCTTTGAATTCAATCCACTCAGAAATAAAAAAACGAACAGGTTTGGAATTTTAATTGTGATTAAGCCACATTCGTGGCTTTTTATTTTCCCGTAATCAGTATTTATGATAAAATCATACTATGGATTACGATGAGAAGAAACTGAAACTGATTTTTATTTTGAAAATCGGTTATAACGCAAAGGACGAGGGACTGTATGAATTCATATTTTCATTAGACCATACGAATATCGATATTGAAGGTTGGTGTTGGGACCTATCTCCCGCATGTAACAATGCAATTCCACCAACAGAAAAATATATAAACGCAATTTTTAATCTTAAGACAAGCACATTCGACCTATTCTGCCTACATGAAGCAGTTGATAGAGAATATATGCATGGTGTTTATACGATTCACGCATTGGCTTATGAAACTGAAAGAGAAGGTGATGAAAACACTGCTTTTAGTGATTACGAAAAGATGTTTGAAGGTGAAGCTGATGACGACCCATTATTGGTTTTCCATTATGGTATGTCACTATCAAGGGTAAAGGAATTACTAACACCAAGGAAGATAATTCTAAAAAACAACGAATTTATTGAAACTTCTTCAATTAAGTTGGATTAATAACGTATTTATAATTGCCTATCGGTACTGATTAGTCCGAAAAGGTTTCGAGGCACGATGGTTCAAGATAATTACCGTGCTTTGCTATTTCAGGTTTACAAGTATTTATTTATAAAGACTTTGTAAATGAGTGATGAATTTGATATAAAATTGGAAGGGGCTTCCGATGAGGATAAATTGAATCTTAAATTGGTTGATATTCCTGAGATAGACGATTCCGAATTTCCTGAACATGTCCCGATAATTTCTTATAACGCACAAAAAGCGAAAGAAAAGGAAGAAGCACGAGACCAAGCAAAAAAACTTAGAAAAGCTGCTAGTAATGTTGAGGCGATAATTGTAACTAAATCAACAGTAATAAAGAAAGCTAGTGAATTAACATATGCTGAACAGGAAGATGAAATCGTTCGATGCATTACCAATCCACTATATTTTATCGAAACATATTTAACAATCTTTGACCAGACACAAGGTGCTAATGGTATGATTGTGCCTTTCAAGTTGTTTGATTTCCAAAAAACATTAATCGATGCATATCAAAACCATCGATTCGTTATTGCTAACAAATATCGTCAAGCAGGTATATCAACAACCACCTGTGCATATATTGCATGGTATATCATGTTTAATAAAAACAGGGCATGTGCAATTGTTGCCGATAAGTTGGAAACCGCAACTGGTGAGTTAATGAGTGATGTCGTTGAATTTATTGAAATGTGTCCTAAATGGCTTAGACCAAAAACAGGTAAAGAATCTGAAGATGGTTTAAAAGACACCCAAAAACTTAAGATTTATGATAATAAGTCAAGGCTAGGTGCATTCGCATCTAAGATGATTCGTGGTATGACACCAACCTTATTATTTTGGGATGAAACTGCATGGGCAGAAAAGAATGATAAGTTCTGGACATCAGCACTACCATCATTGGTAACTGGTGGTCGTGCAATCATGGTTAGCACTCCTTCAGGACTTGACCCCGTATTCTATAAGACGTTTCAGGGTGCAAGAGAATTAGATGACGAAGGGAAACCTAAAAACAACTTCCATGCCGTTGAACTCTGGTGGTATAATGACCCAAGATATAATAAGGATTTATATTGGATTAAAAACAAAAATAAGGAAGACGAGATTAAATTAGAGGACAACGGTAGGTCACAGGAGCAACGAAGTCAATTAGTTAATGATGGTTGGGTTGCGAATAATGTATGGTTTGAAGAACAAGTTAAGAATGCCAATGGCGACATGCGTAAAGTTGCGCAGGAGCTACTTTGTTCTTTCTTAGGTTCTGGTGATAACTTTATTGCTGAAGAATATCTTAAGCGAATCGAGGAAAAAGAGGTTAGAGTTCCAATTAAACAAGAATATCACGATGGTAATATGTGGATTTGGGAAGACCCAATTCCTGGGGAAGACTATATCATGGCATTGGATGCTTCACCTGGACACGGTGAGGATAACTCAACACTAAACATGTTGAAAACCGTTGAAATTATTGAGACAAAGACAATTAAGAAAAATGGTAAAATAAAGAAAGTCAAGTTAAAACGACATAAAGTTGAACAAGTTGCTGAATATTACGGTAAAATTACCCCGCAATTACTTGCTGAAATAGCATACCAATATGGTAAAGCCTATTATGATGCTTATTGTGTTGTTGATGTTACGGGTGGTCATGGAGTTCATACTGTTGAGAAAATGTTGGAAATCGGATATGAGAACGTCCATTATGCTGAAGTAGCTCACAAACCAACAAGAGATAGATTACAGGGTTACATTA